TCTTTGTCAATTACTAGTGTCTCTTCGTTTTCTTTACTCATGGTGACTACTCCTTAGCCTTGGTTATGTGAATTATTTTCTGTGTGGTTTGAGCCATTTCATTTGCAGATTTCCGCAAAGTTACTTTGATGACCCTTTTTTCTTGAGATGTCTCTGCTTCTTTTGTCGCTGTCGCTTCCAAAATAGCTAATAGAGCTTTCAATGTATCAATATGCCTGAGCAATTCATCATTGTCAAGGCTTTTCAATTTTTCGCTCATGCTTTTTTCTACGAACTCATGAAACTCAGTTGCAACTTGCTCGGCTGACTTACCTGTAGCTTTTTCAAATGATCGGGCTGTGATTATTGCATTTGGGTTAGCAGGTACAGGCACAACTGAAAACTCTACCATTTCCATTGCTTCAATAACTGTGTAAGTTTCATTCCATTGCTTTACAACGCCACCGATTGAGACAGCATTGAGATAACCGCCTTTAATCATGTCAGCAACTGTCTGAGCAAATGGGTATTCTTTTGTGGCAAGTTGAAAAGTAGCAACTAGCTTATTCTTGAACTGAGCAAGCTTAGTTGTTTTGCCGATAGGTAGACCTTGATAATCATGACCGTAAAGTACAGGACCGCCAGTTTGTACATAAGTGTCAGTATTGATGCCTTGTGTATCAATGCTCTCACCCATTCTGTCAACATCTGAAGTAGTAACTGTGGCTGTAAAAGCTCCGTCACCTAAATCTTTCAGGGTAGACGGCTCAATAGTCATTATCACATCAACACGCTCGCCGATGTCTCTTTTCACAATTTCTTTCTCTTCAGTTTCGGTGCTCATTTTGCGTTACTCCTAGTAAAAAAGCTCAAAACAAATAACTATAATTTAGTTACCTGCCCTTGAGCTAAGTGCCCTTATTGAGCTTATGACTTAATAATAGGTTGAAATTACTAGCGTGTCAACTAGCTAAATATTGCAGTAACCCAAAGGCTATTGACTGAAGTTGCACAAGTGACTGTCCAGCCTGTGCTTGCTCGGTCTGCTTCAAGCTCGGTATCAATAACAGTTGCCCCAGCACCGACATTGTAATAATAGTTGTTTACTCCGTCACTGACAGTAACTAAAGTGCCTGTGGCTGAAGTGTTTGAAAGAATAAGCTTATTTATGTCAACTGGTACAGGGTCACCTGCAGGGTCAGAAATTAGCTGCTTTGCTGTTACGCTAGCATTGATCTGAAGTGAAGATGAGGGTACGTTTTGTTGGCTCATACTTTAATCTTAGCCTTTGCTTCCTTTGCCGTCAATAGTGCTTTGTAGCTATCAAGCCTGAAGTGATTGACATGCTTACATTTGCTATTTGTACATTTAACCTCAAACTCACCAAATGCAGCTTTTAGAAGAAACCTGCCACATTCACTACAATGCAATTCTTTCATGTGAAATTACTCCCCATCATCAGCATCATCGCTGTTATCACTACTATCATCTGTACTTGAGCCACCGCCCTCAGTTTCAGGCACAATCGTACAGCTACAATTTGGGTGTAATGGCGGAGTATCAACATCACCATAATCAGCTTGGTAACTATCATCACCGACATCTACGCTGTCACCTTGAGCCACAAAGACATCTTCAAGACCTACAGTTGTGCCGTCTAGCTCTGCACAATATTCACAAGCTCCGGGGTTTGCAAACCAAGTCATAGCAACTACAACAGGGTTTTGTTGGTAAGCATCAAGCGTTGCACCGTTGCTGGCAGCCGAGCTTTCAGTCCTAGCAACTCTATCGCTTCTGTAATCACTGGCTTGATCATAGACATCTGAAACTCGGTCACTTAACTCATCAATGCTTTCACCATTCTGCAAGCCCTCATTTAAGGTGTCATTCAGCTCATCAACAGTGTCAGCATCAAAGTTTTGGCTCATTTTCTTAGTTGAGGCAGCAATAGCAGCAGTTAGGGCTTTACTGATCTGATATTTGCTATCTGCTGCACCTGAAAACTCTAGTGCTAATTGACCTTGCTCTAGGGTTAAAGCTGTCAAAACAGGTGTCAAAGCATCACTGAAGTTTTGATCTTCATCACTCATATTGAGCAATGTGTCAGCTAAACCTTTTTTAAGGCTCTTGCCTGCAAGGTGAGTAATGTTGCTGAGCACAGTTGCCTTTTGAGCAGTCAGCACTTTGTTGAAAGCCTGCTTGTATTTGCGAGCATAGGCTTGTGAGTTTCGCTCAACAGATAATCTGTAGGCTTCTTTCTGATTTGTACTATACTTTAGGTCTTTTTTTTTTGCAGAAGCGAGTGTCACCCTTTTGACTGATTTGCTTTTGCCGTCAGCTTCATCATCACCGTCTTCTTCATCGCTGTCAGTTTCACTACCGTCATCATCTTCATCATCGGCTGGCTTTGGTGCAGGCTTAGGCGGTGTTGCTGGCTCAGGTGGCTCAGCATCAGGGTCTTCAAGCGGCATTTGCTGAATAGTCGTAAACAACTGACCAGAGCCTGCAATTTTAGTGTTTGCAAGATCAGGGTCTTTTTCTCGGATTTCTTGCCTAGTTATCCAACGGTCAACACCTTGATTGTAGTAGTCTAGCAAATAAGTTTTGTCATCAGGTATGATGTTTTGATGAGTAACTAAATAGCTCTCTTTAGGGTAGTAGTCTTTTAAGATGCCCTCAATAAAGTCATCAAATCGGTCTAGCTTATTGTCAATCGTCCATTTAGCAAAAATGTACTCAAGTGTTTCAACTGAAGCTCGCCCTAAACCTTGATCACTCTCCATGCCGAATAAGCCTTTTGGTATTCTGAACATCATAAGTATTTGATCAACAGTTGTCTCTTTCAAATCATTCAACTGCATGTCTGAAATGTTTGAGCTAATAGGTGTGAAAGTAATCTGACTGTCTCTAACTAAAGCAACTTTACCTGCATTGTCTGTACCTTGAAATCGCTCTCGCCACTGTCTAACAAACTTATTCCAGTTTTCTCTTGTGAGTTTGCCGTCAACAGAGATAATGCCTGACATTGCAGCATTGTTTTTGAAATAGTTTCGTGTGAAACGGCTGACCTCTTCTTCAGTTTGAATGTACTCAATAGCAGCTTCAACAGTTGAGAAACCTCTGTAGGGGTTTTTAGGGTTGAAAGTCATGTAATGTTTTATCTCATCAGGTGTGAAAGGTATTGTTTGACCTGCTGTGCCAGTTGAGTAGTTGTAGCCGATTACTTCACCTGTCTTTTTGTCTAATTGAATACCAACTTTGTCAGGTCTTAGCAAATAAATCTGCTTGATGCCCGAGCCTTTGACATTAGGGTTGCTGACTGAGCCTGAAAGTTTGCCAGGCACCATGTACCAAAAAAACTCACCAAACTGCTCAACAAAAGATGCCGAGCCTTCAATAAGCTGATAATAAGTCAAATCAGGGTTAGGGTCATTCAAAACGTCCCAAAATGGGTGATCATTTATAGTAACTTTCTTGCCTTGAGTATTCATTGAATAAGGGTAAGGCTGATATTGACCTGCAATAGCCTCAGCAAGTGTATTGATACAGCGATAAGCGACACCTGAATAAAGCCCTAAAAGGCGAATGTCTTTTGCAGGACCCTGAAATTGATCAACATATGAAGCATCATCACTCGCACCGTAGCCGAATAACCGCTTTGCAATATACGCTTCTGCTATTTTTCTTATTGTGCTTTTAGCCATAAAATACCCTGCTTATGATTATATACTAAAACCCTCGTCTTCATCATTATCTGAGCGTGTGTCTATGAATGTTAAAGCGAGAGCATCAGGCGTGTCAGGACTGGCAACACCACGTTTTGTTAATTCTTGCTTGCTTTCCATTTGCACTTTACTGACAGTGTTCTCTTTGTAGTTTATCTCCTTTAATTCAAGAAAGCCAGCATCTTCTACAAGCTTGCCATTTTCGGCTCTAATCCATGTGCGAAGTCTCCAAAACAGCTCAGCTTTTGCATTTGCATACATGATAGTTTTCTTAGGCTTTTGACCGAACAATACTTTTTCAACTCCATAGCCTTTTCTAGCAAGTCCGTCAGCAACCCCAGCACCAACACCGCCTGCATCAACAACAATTCGCCAGTCTTCAATGTCCCATTCTTCAATGATTTTCTCGGCATCAGCAATTATATCGCCTGTAATGTCCATTTTGTCTTCAGCATATTGCTTTTTGAGCACAACTTTTGCAAAGCCTGAAAATGGGAAGCGAAGCACCATGACTGTGAAGTTTGAGCCACCATGATTAGGGTCAATGCCTAATATCGGCTTATCATACAGTTTGCCATTCTCTTTGTGACCTAAAGGCAAGTCACGAGGTATTATAGCGTTTTGAATGAAAGTGTCTGAGATCAATCGCCTGTAGCCGTCAGGTGCAGCTTCGTCTTCAGGGAAGTGACACTCATAGAGCACATCAAAAAAGGCTTCATCTTTCATTTCATCAACATAGTCTTCAGTATAGCGACCCTCTTTCAGTGCTTGGTAGACATCAACAAAAACTCTGACATATCGCTTATTGAGCCACATTCTAAAGAAGTGTTTTCTGTTAAATGGGTTGCCAATTTCAAGCAAGAAGTTGTCTTTTGTACCGCCTAACATTCTTTTCACAGTTGCATAAAGCTCATCTGAAATCTGAGGGCTTTCATCAAGTACAACATTAGGTGAGCCAAAACCCATAAGTGCTTTTTTGACTTGCTGAGTATTGCCAGCATTTGCACTATAAACTCTGATCTCGCCTGCACCTCTGAAAGTAATTCTAGTTTTGCTTCGCTCTTGCATCAGTTTTTCTTTTGTACCGTTGTAGTCTAGCTTTTTGATAAGCCATGAATGATCAAACACATGATCAATAATGTAGTCCATGATAATGCGAGCCTTGTCTTCTGTCGGGGCTACAATCGCCCACTTTTCATCATGAGTAGCAGCTCTGAGCAAAACACCGATAGCAACAGCAAGTGACTTGCCATATTGAGTAGGCAGAATAAGAATTATGCGAGGGTATGCTCTGAAGAGAATACAGTAGATTATGAAAATCTGTGTGTATGTTAGAAGTGTGCCATAAGGGTTAAAGTTGCCGTCATGAAATATATCAACTATTCGGCGTACTTTCGTCTGCAGGCTTGGCTTCAGCTCTTGGGCTGTCGTCTGGTAAATTGTTTGGGTCATCTGTTAAATCCTTTATTATGTCTTCAAGGTCTTGCTCTTCAGGATTGATCACTGCTTCAACCTTGCTCTTGAAGCGAGGGTCACGCCTATCTTTGTACCATTTGGCAGTGTTTTGATCTCCCTCAGAGATAGCTTTTGTGATGACTTCACCAGCCTTTTCAAGCAACTTATTTTGAGCAGCTTCCATTTTGTCTGCAAAACCCTCTTTGTCTTTGAGCCAATCATAGTAGGTGCTGTGATGTATACCAGCATAGCGACAAGCACTTCTAACATCATAGTCATTGTGAAATGCCTCAATGAGCTTAGCAACAATCTCTAAATTATATTCAGTTGGTGTCGGTTTGACACCTGTTTCTTGCCCGACATTTTCTTCACTCATGATATTACCTCTTTCTGGTGCGGACTAGTCGGTATTGCACCGCTTTCTGTGTCGTGGAACGACACCGCTTTACTTTCAAGCTCAGTCCGCATGCTCTTTGAGTAGGGGTACAAGTATATATGCTTAGGCTTATCTTTGACACGCTTAAAGCCTTTAATTGAGCCGTATTTGCTATGCAATGATCTAGTGTGTTTGATCTCGCCAGTCTCAGGGTCTATTGCACTCTCAGCGAAACTTTGACCCATGTATAGCCAATTTGTAGCCTGATAGATAATGCCCTTGTGACCTTGCTTAGTGTCAGCATAGCTCACTAATAATTTTACCAGAGGTTTACGCTTCTTGAGTAGCCTGATAGATAATGCAACAAACTTTGATGTTGGTGCTTCATGTTTGCCTAGTGCAACTCTGACTAACTCCATGAGCTGACCTTGCACTAAACCGTATTTCTTTGAGAGATTGTTATTTGCTCCGCCACCGAAACAAACAACGCCAACAAAATCATCATCTTCATAGCAGGCAAAAGCTACTTGAACACTCGGTATTGTTTTAGCATAGTGCAGAAACATACAACTGTATCTGATTTGCTCAGGTGTGGCTGTGATCAGCTTAATCTTTTTCATTGCCGTCATTCACGCTTATGCCACGAACAGTATATTTTTCACAAACTGCTTGTATCTCAACTAGAGCAAGCTCAAGTGTCTCAATGTCATTGAAAGCAATTTTGATTGAAAAAGCATTGCTGTCAGGCTGTTTATTGTCTTTGGGCTGTAATGTCTCTAAAACTGAGCTGACTAATTTCATAGGTGAGCTATTGATTGCAAACAGAGTTGAATTGACTTCACCATGCTCTTGAATGAAAGCTGCAACTTTGGCTTCATCAGTAGTACCTATTTGGTCATTGTCTGAAAGGGCATAGTCCATCATCTGAGCTTTATTGTCAGTTTTGACTACTGAACAACTAACTCTTGTGACACCGATTTTAGTCAAAGCCTCAAGTCTTCTGTGACCACCTAAAACTATATTGTCTTGATTGATCAGAAAAGGCTTGTAGACACCTAGCAATTTGATCTGAGCTATAAGGCGGTCTAAATCTTTCTCAGTGCTATTTCTAGGGTTATCTTCCCAAGGCACTAATTCAGAAATGTCTTTTTCAACATAAGTCGGCAATTCATTTGC